GTTTACTTGACCCTAAAGTAAATGCAGAAGCAGGTTTAGCTGATGCACAGGCACAACAACTACAACAACAAGGAGGAACCCCTGATGCCAACCAAGAAGTCCAGTAGAAAAAGAGATGATGACGGAAAGTTTGTCTCTGAAAAAGCAATCGTTAGTGAATTAGGTGTTAATGATTTACCAGAGCCTAACGAACCAAAGGTTGTCGAAACCAAAAATGGTCGTACACTTACATTTAACTAACCAAAAAAAATTATGACTTCATCACAAGTACAGGTATCTGAAACACCACCAATGTCTCAACAAGACCTTGAAGGTCTTAAAGATGAGAATGGTTTGTATGCAGGTAAGTTTAAAACTGTAGAAGATTTAGCTGCAAGCTACAAAGAATTAGAAGGTAAGCTTGGTTCTGTCACAGAAGAAGATCAAGTATCTGAATCAACAGAAGAGACTACAGGAGTACCAGAAGGGTACGAAGATTATTACCAAGAAGATGGAACTGTAGATTACAACTCTGTAAATGAAAACTATGGAGAAATCTTAGGAGAGATATTTAAAGAGAACAGCATTGACCCATACAAGATTAGTGCTGAGTTTCATAAGAACGAAGGAGAGATACCAGAAGAAATGTATCAATCTTTATTAGATGCAGGTCTATCTAAAAATGCTGTTGACTCTTACCTTACTGGTAGGGCAGCAGAGATGGGATATACAGAAGATGGAGAAGGTGCAGCAGAAGAACTAGCACAGGAAGAAGTAAAAGGTATTAGAGATTCTATAGGTGGAGATGAATCCTATGGCAAGATGGTTAGTTGGGCTTTAGAAAATTTATCTAAACCAGAGATAGAAGCTTTCAATGAAGCAACAAACACAATGTCTGGACCACAACTTAGTATGATGGTACAAGGACTATATACTAGATACCAAAACGCTATGGGAGTTGAACCAAGTCTTTACTCTGGTCGTGCTGCAACAAGTGGACCTACACCTTACAGGTCAACAGCAGAAGTAGTAGCTGCTATGTCTGATAAAAGATATGGTAAAGATGTTACTTATACTGAAGACGTACAAAGACGTTTAGGTGGTAGTGATGTATTTGGCTAATGGCTAAATTATGTGCTAGAGGGAAGTCAGCAGCAAAGCGTAAGTTTAAGGTCTACCCTTCTGCTTACGCTAACGCTTACGCTGTTAAAGTCTGTAAAGGACAAGTCAAGGTAGGTGGTAAAAAGAAAGTAGCTAGTGGCTACACAAGAAAATCATTGAGGGTTGCTTAATCATGGTATTAAAAGGAAATCAAAAAAAGATTGATGTTAACAAAGATGGCAAAATAAGTAGAGAAGATTTTATGATCTTGTCTAAAAACACTAAGAAGAAAAAGAAAAATGGCAAAGCTAACACCTAAACAAATAGTTACTCTCAACAAACATTCAAAGCATCATTCCAAAAAACACATGGATATGATGAAGAAGCTTATGCGTGAGGGTTCTTCATTCAAAGCTGCACATACAGCAGCACAAAAAGAAGTTGGCAAATGAGTTTACGCAGATGGTTCAAAGAAGAATGGGTAGATGTTAAAACAGGCAAGCCTTGTGGTCGGCAGAAAGGAGAGAAGCGTGGTGGCTACCCTGCCTGTAGACCTTCAAAAAGAGTTAGTAGTAAGACTCCAAAAACTACAAAAGAAATGAGTAGTGGAGAGAAGAGAAGATTCAAAGCAAGCAAGACCAGTTCAAAAAAAATATCCTATCAACATAGACGTAATAGTTTAAAAATTAAGTAATAGTGTTATATTTGGAATAGCTTACATTTTTTATGTCTAAGGGTGTATCAATGACTAAGGCAGATAAAGACCCCACAGGTGGTCTTACTGCTAGA